GGCAGGAAGAGGCCAATCTAACCCTTGAGATTGATCGTCTGTATAAGAGTAAAGACAGTAACTGGTCTGGACGAAAGACCGCTGAGTTGCTAGAAAGGGGAAGAGTCAGACAAATCGCAGCTTACAGCTGGCAGAAGCGATGGTTGTTGTTCCTGAATTATCCAATTGTAAAACTGCTGATGAAGCACTAAAGTCCTTAACTAAGCTGAAAAGAGAAGCTATCGTAAATGAACTTAGCAAGCGTCAGACAGCTTCCATTAACAGCAACATCCCGGCTACAAAGGGCGGAATGGATGCTGGAGTGCGTTCGGCCCTGAAGGTGGCCGACGCAAACTACATGATCGGGGATGTGTTTAAGGGGCTGGCGTCGCTCAGGGACTGTGGGAAGGTTGATTTCATTGAATGTGATCCTCCTTATGGTATTGATCTGAACAAGCAGAAGATGGGTAGTGGTGAGGTGGACTCAATTGCTAAGTCATATAATGAAGTAAAACGAGAAAATTATCCAGAGTTTCTTCAGAGACTTACAAGTGAATTGTATAGAGTGGCTGCAAAGGATAGCTGGCTTATCTTCTGGTTTGGGCCAACTTGGCACACTGAGGTTATCGCATCCCTTAAAGATGCGGGATGGTCAGTTGATCCAATTCCTGCTATCTGGCACAAAGGTACCGGTCAGACGATGCAACCTGAGATTAATCTAGCAAGAGCCTATGAACCATTCTTTGTATGTCGTAAGGGCAGTCCGATAATTAACAAGCGTGGTGTAGGCAATGTCTTTACTCGATCACCATGCCCAACTTCTGGTGAGGATGCTAAGTACCATCCAACACAGCGCCCACTATCTTTAATTCAAGCACTTCTACAAACATTTCTTGCAGGCCCTTCTCATGTCCTGGTTCCATTTGCAGGCAGTGGAGCTACCTTCCGTGCATGCTATAATGAAGGCCATCAAGTACTGGGCTGGGACATCTCTGATGAATACAAGCCTAAGTATCTCTTGAAGGTTGAAGAAGATACTCGCGCACTGATGGCTAAAGAAGCTAAACAGAAGTAACTGGAGCGCTATATGTTCCTCACAGGTATGAATCAACAGAGGCAACTCCCGCCCTCTGGTAGTGCTTTCTCTAAGATTGCTATTGTGGGGGACTTCACTACAGGCTTCGATGAACAGGCACTTAAGCCTTTCAGTGGGCCAGCAGGAACTATTATTGAGTCATGCCTTCATGCAGCTGGTCTTATCAGAGGTGAGGTATACTTCACTAATTTGTTTAAGACTAAGTCAAAGCATAAAGAAGGTCATGATTTCTACATTAAGAACAATCAAGGCAAGCTAACATTTACAGAAGCTGGGCTGGCTGCAATCGATGCTCTAACAGAAGAGCTAGATAAAGTAGATGCTAATGTAATCATCGCGGCAGGAGATGCTCCCTTTTACGCCCTAACAGGTCTTGGCAAAAGGGATAAGTATCGTGGATATATATTCCCATCTAATCGTCTGAAGGACGAGCGTAAGGTAATCCCCATCCATCACCCTTCCAGTTCTGTTCGTGGTATGTATAAGTATCGTCACATGATTGTCTGTGATCTGAGGAAAGCAAAGGACGAGTCTACTTTTCGACAATTACTTCGGCCACAACGAGAACTGATATATAACTTTCACTCTGTTGGTGAAGTACTGGAGTGGCTGGAATACTATCAATCACAAGACGTAGTTGGATTTGACATTGAGGTTATCAACTATGAAGTGTCGTGTATATCATTCTCATCCGATCCTGCTATTGCCATTAGTATCCCTATTGCAGGACGATGGACGCTAGAAGAAGAATGCGAAGTATGGAGGGGGATACAGGCTGTCCTCGGGAATCCCTATTCCGCTAAGGTTGTGCAAAACGCGATCTTCGACTGTCACTTTCTACTCACCAGAAACGGTGTTGAAGTTAGAGGCCCTATCCATGACACTATGATTGCTCATTCTGTTATGTATCCAGAGCTTCCAATGGGTCTTGGTTTTCTTGGCAGTGTGTATTGTGGCAGTCAGGAATATTGGAAAAGTTTAGTTAATTTTCATGATATTAAAGAGAATTCCTAATGATATTAGATAAACATCATCCAGTATATATGGCGTGGTGCAATATGAAAACCCGCTGTAATAATTCTAAGAGTACTCAATGGGAATGGTATGGTGGACGGGGTATTCACTATTGTAGTGCCTGGGAAAAATTTGAGAATTTTTATAATGATCTAATGCCTACATGGGACTGGGGTCTAACGTTAGATAGAAAAGATAACAATGGAAATTATACTAAAGAGAATTGTCGTTGGATTACTCAAAAAGATCAAAATTGGAATAGACGATCTAGACGAGAAAATACAAGCTGTATGCGCGGGCATCCATTTACTGACGATAATATTATAGTACAAAGTGATGGAAATCGCACATGTAAAATTTGTAGAAAGATGTATATAGATAATAATAGAGATAGAATTAATCTGAATAGAAAATTAAGACGACAAGGGAAAGACTCTGTTAAGTTTAATGACATTAAGGAAAACTCATGAGCCCTGTATACGAAGAAGCTGGATCTTGGTGGTTTGATTCTAATGATGGTATCATGGGACCTTATGATACAGAAGCTCTAGCTCTTGAATCTTATCAACGATACAATAGAAACAACTGCCCAACCTGTGAGGAGTAAATAATGCCTCAGATGGATGAAACATTCCTCCGATACAATGCGCTTGATAGTGCTTGTATGCTGGAGATTCACAATAAGATATGGCATGATTTGGAAGAATTTCAGCAGACATATGATATGACCTTGCGTATATTTCCTGTACTAATGTTCATGCAGACGAGGGGGGTTGCAGTCTCTCACGATCTGCTGGAAGAAACGAAGGTAGACGTCCTTCGATCAAGTAGGGAGAAGCAAGAAGAGCTAGACGCGCTTGTCGGTAGTCCACTGAATGTCAACAGTAGCAAGCAGTGTATTGCATACTTTTATGGTGAGAAAAATGTCGCGCCGTATCTTAACAAGAATAAGAAACCTACTGTCGATGACAAAGCTCTTCAAAGACTGGTTAGAGGGACTGCTGCAAGAGCTGGACTCCGTGAAGCAAAGCTTGTGCAAGAGATTAGAGGCCTTCAAAAGTTATACGGTACTTATCTTGATATTCAGTTTGATGCTGATAGTCGCATGCGAGGTAGCTATAATCCTCGTGGCACAAAGTTCGGTCGTCTTTCCTCCAGCAAAACAATCTTCGACACAGGGATGAACTTCCAGAATCTTCCAGCAGAGTTCAAGAAATTCCTTGTTCCTGATCCTGGTTATATGTTCGTTGAGTTGGATAAGTCACAAGCTGAGTGGGTTGTGGTAGCTTATGTAACTGGTGACGCTAACATGATTGCGGCTATTGAAGCTGGCACTGATGTGCATTTGCACACGGCTCACCTGATGTTTAACCTATCACCAGAGTTAATTGAGCATGAAAGGAAATTGATTGGGCATAGCACTGATGCAGACATTATTAGAGAGCTTCGTTTAAGTGATCCTGATCTAAAGAACTATGTGAACATTCTCCCTCGTGCAATGTCAGCCCGTCAGTGTGGAAAGAAATCCAACCATGGCCTTAACTATGATGAGGGATATCGTGGATTTGCTATGATTAATGAGATGGATGAGAAGGAAGCTAAACGTATCTATGATCTGTACCATAGAATCTACCCAGGTATTAAGATCTGGTACAATGCGGTACAGAATGATTTACGAAAGTCTCGAAGCCTTACAAACTGTCTCGGACGAAAGGTTCGATTCATGGGACAGTGGGGTGACGATTTATTTAAGTCTGCTTACAGTATGTTGCCTCAGTCTACAGTTGTCGATTCCCTTAATCTGGGTATGGAGCAAATCTACGAAGATCAGTGGATTACACAATCACTAAATGTAGATGTATTAGCACAAGTACATGACTCTATTCTCATGCAAGTACCAATTGACTTGATAAAGGTTAAAGAAAACTTTGATAATTTCTATCAACGTATCTGCCTGTATACATCACCTGAACTAGAATATAGTGGAAAGAAATTTAAGATTAAAAGTGATGTAGGTATTGGTCTTAACTGGGGAGAGCAACACAAAGTACATAATCCCACAGGTATGACAGGTATAAGTAGTCATGCTGACTTAATGAAAGTGATTGAAGGTTGGGAGAATCTCAGTGGCAAGAGAGCTTCAGGATTGGCTTGATGCGTATCTGGAATATACTGAGAACTCTGAATCTCCTAAGTCATATCATACTTGGTGTGGGTTGTCAGTAATTGCAGGTGCTTTACAGCGAAGAGTATATCTAAATTGGGGACTTGGACAGGTTATCTATCCTAACCTCTATGTAGTATTAATTGGCCCATCGGGACGGACAAGAAAGGGTGTAGCACTTGGAATTGCTAAGGCCTTGCTAAAGAATGTTAAGACAGTAAGCATTGCACCTGAGTCATCCTCTGGTAGACAGGCAATGATTCTTGCTATGAAACGCAGCTTCATGAATTTTCAAGATCCATCAGATGGTAAAGTTAAGTTTCATTGTGCTATTACCGCGTTCTCAGAAGAGCTCTCGGTTTTTCTGGGCCAGGGCGACATTGCCTATCTATCAAACCTTACCGACTGGTACGATAGTAAAGATGACTGGGAATATGAAACTGTAGGTCGAGGTAAGGACACCCTTCAGGGTCTTTGTCTTAATCTTATGGGAGGGACAGCGCCGGACTGGATTCAAAGTATGATCCCACCTGAAGCTGTTGGTGGTGGATTCACTTCACGTATTATCTTTGTAGTGGAAGAAAAGAAAAGAAAGATTGTTCCTGAATCCTTTATCAGTGATGCTGAGCTGGAGATTCAGGAAAAGTTAATTCGAGATCTTGAACGAATTAGTAAACTTGCAGGTGAGATTAACTTCACAGAAGAAGGAAAAAAGCTATATACAGATTGGTACATTGAACAAGATACAAAGCTTAGTGCAGGTCAACCTGTCATTGAGGATTCTCGATTCGCTGGTTACTGCGAGCGTCGAGCAACTCATATACGAAAGCTAATGATTTTGTGTAGCGCTTGTCGTGGTGATGATCTGCTTATCCAGCCAGAGGATTTTCATAAAGCCCATAATCTGTTGGCAGATGTAGAAAAGAATATGGGCAAGACCTTTGGTGGATTCGGTCGTGCTAGGAATAGTGATGTTCAGGAAGATGTGAAGAATTACATTAAGCGGGTTGGTATTACTACCCATAAGAAATTGCTTACCATGTTCCATCGAGATATTGATGTGCAGTCACTTGCGGTTATTCTTGACACACTGAAGGGTATGGGAGTTATCAGTGTACAAGTCAAACCTGATATTGGTGAGAAAGTTTGTACCTGGCTTGGTGATGATGATTAGTAATGTCCCAATTTGGGACAACACTATAGGAACTATGTAGTAATGAAAAAGAAAAAATATACAAAACTTGAAATTGAGTCAGATGATCCTGTAGAAAGAGTAATGCCATTAGTGGAAGATTTACTAGATCATGACATTATTCCACTAATTAGACAAGTTCTTATAAAAAGAATTGGTCTGTACTTAGAAGAGATTAAGCAAGCAACAGGAAAATAATATGACTACAATTGCTTGGGATGGACAGATACTTGCGGCAGACACATTAGGAACTGGAAGTGCCTTTAATAGACGTATAGAGAAAATACATTGCCTTAAAAATGGAGTATACTTTGCTGGGGCTGGAGATTCTCAAGATATACTAATTGCTGCTGATTGGCTTAATAATTCTAAAAAAGATAAACCAGATCTTAATGATAATTTTGTAGGAATTCTTATTGATTGTGGAGTCTGCTACAGGGTAGAGAGTAAATTAGTTAAAATGCCTGTAAAAGAAAAACACCACTCCGTAGGAAGTGGTGCTTGTTATGCCATTACTGCTATGTACTTAGGTCAGGGAGCAATTGAAGCTGTGCAGACAGCTTCTATCTTTGATGAAAGTACTGGATTTGATACAACTTATATTAATGTGTTAAAGCCTGTTGTTGCCTAACCCAATCCTGCAAAGAATTCAATTGTGTTTCTGTTCCTGTGCAGATGGTTGCTTCTTTAATATGCTGGGATGCAACGTCTGAGAGGACAACTTCACTGGGACTTCCATTAGCTGAGCTGGCGGTTCCGGGAACTGACATTTGATTTGCTGAGTTCCACAACCTAACAAAGCCATTGTTAATAGTGCACTTGGAATCATCTTTAACATTGACATAAACAGGCACCTTCTTAATAATAGTATCACCTTTCTCTTTCACAACAACTATTCGATCTACATACTTGATGACTACTTCGGTAGTCACTTTTTTTGTGCTTGCGTTATATTTAACTTGAACTTTAGCCATACTGGCTATATAATTATCTCTACCTACTGTACGCTCATGCAGGCCAAAGATAAAGATGCTAACGACTATACATAGGAGTATAATCCCAATGTAAATAAACTTACTCTGCAGGTTTAACATCGACAGGAACCTTCTGCTGTTTCAATACTCGGAAGAATATACCCAGCCCAGCAAGTCCCCTAAGAACCCACTTAGCAGTAGATGGAATCTCATCTGCCCATCCCATACTTGCTATACCGTTATACACATCTGGAAATGCACCAACAGCGGCAAATGCCCAGACTGAGTACAACTTCCAAACCCTCTTAGCATCTTCTGCAAAAGTAAGTTTCATTTAATATCATCTGCTGCAAAAGAAAGGTTAACTGCAACACGCCTAGCCCAGCCACTACTATAATTCTTCCATCCCATAGTATCTGTCATGAACTTAAGTCTATATGAAGTATATTTAAGAAGAAGCTGAATGGGGTTAGAAACTGCAATAGCTGCTGACGTCTGCTGTCCCCATACTCCGTCCCCTAGTACTCCGGCCGCGCGCTGCAACCACGCAACGCTGCGGCTTACGCCAGAGTTAACGGCGCCATCAAGCACCCCGAAGGCCACAGCTTCCGGTAGGGTGTCGCCGTGGATCTTCAACCAGTAATCATTCCGATATATTTCAATAGCTTGTTCTCTTGTTAGATTAACTATATCTAACATCGGATATGCGGCAGCGGAGATACCAAACTTTGTTCCTTTAAGTGTCCCACCTCCAACAACTCCGTCAGTCCAGTTACCTGCATCGTGGCGATCAGAAGTGTAGCCACCCTCAGATGTTAGGATTCGATTTATGTATATAAGAAAACGATCAGACATTATGCAGTCTCCACTCCGCTGGCGTTAACAGTTGTACCTTTTGCTGCAATATTTGTTAGGGTGATTCGTCCAGTGGCATTAGTTGTATAGGCTGCTGTGAGGATGTTGTTGAGGTAAACAGCACTTACAACTGTTGGATATAAGCCGTCTCCCAGTTGAAATACCTTACTAATGCCATCACTCATACCAAGATACTGATGATCGAAAGTAAAAGTAGCTGTTGGTCTGGGCTGAGTCCAAGGTGGCATTTGAATATCAGGAACTCCCCGGACAAAGTCCTGCGGCTGTCGAGGTTCATTATGTTCAGGACATACATAGTAACCTTGCCAGTTTCGCACAAGATATGAAGCCTTCCTTTTGAATCCGCACTGGTAGCAGACTGTATTGTAATCTCCCAGCTGTAGGAAATCAAATCTACCCTTATGTGGAGAGCTCATAATTGCTGGGCCTTCTTGGTTCGTTCAGCCTTAGTCATATTTTTATTCTTGTAATACTCTGCAAGGAACCTACCAACAACAGGAATCATAGCTACTGCACGAGGATCACGGTTCCATAGATCATCCATCGCTTGATAGGGGATAGGAGGAGCAAGAACCTCTCCAACTGTTTGGAATAGTTGCCCCTTCGCTTTACTAGTACCTTCTGGATTCTTCCTTGTAGGGATAGCAGAACCAGTCGCTTTTCGACTGGCATACTCAGACCAGCCAAATGTCTTAAGCATGTTCAAAGGAATGTCGGACAATCGAAACTTAATAGGACGCCCGAGCATTACATCTTTGAGATCTTGTCCAGCCATGCCCGATACTCCCAGTGCAAGAGATAGAGCCGCAAGATTCTTAATACCCTTAGCACGATTACCTGTCTTAATTTCATTATAAGCATCTCGCCTGATTAGGTCAACCTGCTTTATCATGTAAGATTTAAGGGCAAGCAGATTCCGTCCATTAGGATTGTCTGCGTAGAATTGAGAGAACTCAAGTGAGTCAATAGGGTCAGATCGAGATAGCTCCATGTATGCTAGTGCTTTTGTATTCTCTCCAATCTTCTTTTCTTTTAACTCTTTTATAAGAGCAGGAAAGAGATCAGCAAAGGCTTGTCCGTATTTATCTTTAAGTTTCTTAACTCCGCTGACAGATCGAGCAAGATCACGAGCTTTAATAATAGCAGCATTTAGTTTAATGTCTTTATCAAACAGGTCAGAGAATTTAAACGTTCCCCACTTAAGCGCATCACGTAGAAATTTAGCTGAACGAGTTGTACCTACAAATTCTTCTGACATATGATCTGCCAATCCGAAGTCTTTTGCATTTACTTCTGATTTACCTGTAAGTTTTTTAATAGTAGCTTCCAGCGTTGGCTTCAATCCCTGAATATAGGCAGTAAGAATAGGTGTAGTAATCTGCTGAGCAGCAGAGAGCGGATTCCCAAGATAACCTGCCATTGTGATATTCTTAGCCGACTGAACAGTCTTATTCCCACCCCTTTCAAAGTTAACAAAAGCTGATCGAAGCATGCTGGATACTTCTGCTACATCATCAGTTGTAATCTTACCGCTTCTAAGCTCCTGCTCAACATACTTACCAATTGACTTATCAATGTCAGGAAACGTGATCCCACTCTCCTCCTTATTAACAAGATTCTTGCCAAAGAATTTAGCCATCTCAATATTCTTAACAGCCGTCCTTACATAGCTATGATAACTCTCAGCAAGGTTAGCATAGTACTTCTGATACTCCTCAGGAATTTCCTTAAACCTGCGCCTATAAGTATAGCCAGCTCGCACAGAATCAGGAGCTTTAGAATACAGAAAAGCTGCGATGGCCTTGTTAATTACTTCTGATTCATCTGCCTGTGATAGTGGATTGCCTGTATCCCTGAGTGACTTCCGATTAGCCTGATCCAACAATTGCTTAATAGCATCTGACTGTTCCTTACCCATCGCTTTGAAGAGGCCTTCCTTATCCTGCACAATGCGAGGGAAATAATCTTCTACAGTCTTCTTAATCATGCCAGCATCAGATATCTCAGTACCCAGGCCGTCAATAACTTTCTTAATAAGCTTCCAACTACCAATCAATTCAGGATCGCCTACAGCATCTAATAGTTTATCAGTGACGACTCGATTGCCTGATAGGATAGACCGTTGAATTACATCTCCGATTGCAGTAGGTAACTTATGCACACGAGAGAGGAACGGATAACCAGCATTAATAAGATCATGAGTTACAGTATTCCTTACTCGATAGTATTCTTTAGCACGAAAGTGAATAGCTTCCGACTTATTCTTAATACGAGTGGACATTACTCCAGCGACATGATCTACATCTGACCAGAGGTTCTTCCCACCTTTACCAGCAAGAAGAAATGCACCAGCCCCAAGCAGTGCTCCCCAAATAGGATGTTTCTTATTAATGTAAGCACCGGTAATCGTACCTGCCCCACCAAGAGCAAGCTTCTTCAGAAGATTAGGGTCAATACTACCACCTTGATTTCTTGGATTAATAATCTTCTTAGCACCAAGACCTTTCTCTAGGCTAGCAGCAATAGCATCTCTACCACGCTGAAGATACACAGTTGCAACTGGTTTGGTAATGCCAAGTTCATTTGCTACATCTTCAATTGATTTACCTTCTAGATCAACACCACTTACAATAGCTCTTTGCTTCTCGTTAAGTTTAGAGAATGCATACTCCAGTTGATGCTGAACTTCACTAGCACGTGCCATAGCTTCTGGGGTGTCATGAGTAGCAGATGCAATTTCCACACTGCTCTTAACTGGACTACTCTCTCCCTCCATAATATGTCCAGCACGAGCACTTCCAGTTCCCTGATCATTAAGATCATTGAACATAGAAGTTGTCTTAATCCTGCTATCACCAGCACGAAGAGCTTGCAACCCTTCATTCTGAGCAATGCGATATAGCCAGGTATAAAACTCCGAGTTGCCTTGAAACTTATTAAGATGATTGAAGGCTTGAATGAAGGCTTGCTGTGCGATGTCCTGTGCATCTACATTGGTCTTATTGCGAGTGGAGTGCATGAAGCTACGAACAGACCTTTCCAGGCGAGGAAAGTACTGCTTATACAAAGCAGTATAAGCCTTTTGATCGCCAGCTTTAGCTCGACTAATTACTTCAGCTTCATTAGGAAGTTTATTCTCTCTAAGAACAACTCCACGCAAGGTACTATCAGGAGTCAGGTGACCAGACTCAGCAAGATGATCTGCTACTGACTTCTCAGTAGGAACCTCCTCCGACAGCATCTGCTGCTTACCGAACTTAACAATCTGCTCCCCTGCTGGAGTATCCTCAGTAGTCTCAGGCATAGTACGTTGACGATGATTCTCGTCCATCGCATATCGTGTCTGTACGCTGCGAGATTCTACCTCTCCGGCAAGCTTACGATACTGTTCGTAGGCATTCTGCTTGACATTTTCTATCTCAGGGAGAATCTTCCCCATAGCGTCAAAGTCATCAGTGTTCTTTGCTTCCTGTAATTGAGTTATTAATTCCTTATACTTAGGATCTTTTACAAGAAACTCATTAAGGCTTCCGCCTCTAGCATGACCTTCTGAGAACTGAATGATGTGGTTTACTTCATGCAGCAAGATAGCTGGAAGTGATCCAGCCTTTCCTTTTCCTGTATAAGCTTCAGCCTTACTATTAAGAACAATTTCCTGCTTATTAGGATCGTAGTGACCCTTGGCATTCTTTGGCATATCCTCAAATCGAATAGCTATATCACCAATCTTCGGGTAAGCCTTCCACAGCTCTGGATGATTCAGAACATTCTTAACCTGAGTACTTCCGCCATTTTTAATCCTGCGGACAACGTCTCCCCTGATATGAGCTTCCGTATCAGGAATCTCAAACTTCCACTGTCCATCTCTACCTCTGTACCAACCAGTCTGATAGTAGATATCCTTCTTCATCTGGGCAGGATCGACTATAGAATCCCTGCCCATTGATTCCAGTTGTTGAGCCTGCTCGAGCCTACCCAGATGAGCCGTTGCAGCTCCTTTACCTCCAATAACTCCTCGCTCACGTCCGCCAATCCCTCTGCCAATACTTCCACCAGCGGGGACAAGGAGACCCGCCAGCGCTCCAACAAGTCCACCAGCTGCGCGATGGTCAGGGCCTGCAAGGTATGCTCCACCTGCAGCTCCAGCTGCGGTGATGCCGAATCGAGCGAGGAGTTCTGGATTAATACTGCCACGCTGTTTAAAGGAAGGATTCCTTCTAGCAATCTTTGCCATAGCTTGCTTAACTGCAGGCAGATCATCAGAATGTGCGGCAAGCATAGCATCTTCCGCATCAATCTTATCCTGTGCAGTGCGCATGTTATCTTCTGCAATTGCTTGCGCGTGCGTATCAGTTAAATCAGTTTCTTCCTTTTGCTTAACTGCATTTTCATAATCCTTCTGATACTGTGCTCGACGCTCCTCAGCTGTCTGTGAGTAAGCTTGCTCGACCTCATTCTGTTTAGCCTGTTCAGCCGAGCGTCGCTGAGAGATTTCAGCTTGTTGTTCTTGGTATCTAGCGTGCAGGTCAGCTGTCTCATTAGCCTTAAACTCCAAGTAGTCTGCATACTCACCAGCAGTCTTGAATGCTGATTTCACATCAGCTCTACGTTGCTTAAGATATGCTTCTTTATCAGTCTTGCTGGTAATGCCAAGCATATCGTTAATGCGCTGCTGTACATCAGCGGGAACAGATTTATCACCTTTTACAGCAGCTTCAATAGTTGCATCATAAGCTGCCTGATCCTTTAATATATCCTTAAGTGTTCCGTTAAGCTTAGCAGCATTAAGATCAGCTGTCTTAGCCTTAGCTCCATTATGAAGAATGCCACCAAGAACACCTCCCATAATAGCACCAGCAGTGGCAGAGAATCGAAGCTCGTTAGCATCAATACCGCCAGTGCCTCTATTACTCTGATGGGCAGCGTCGATAGCACTATTAATAACTGCGCCTTCCCCAGCTGCAAGACCTGCCTTAGCTGTAACGCGGCCTAGCTTCGCGGCCGCCCCTACAGCTTCGACTCCGCGCCCAAACTTCGCAGCGCTGGCCCCCGGAATGATAGCCAGCTCAGGGTCTGCTGTTAGGCCATTAACAAGGTCTGCAACAAATTTTCCTGGATCGGTTTTAATAGCCTTTGTCGTATCTTCAAACTTTGATTTTAAGCTTTCTGGTACATTGGCTTTCAGCTCCTCCATATGAGCTTTTGCTTCAGCTACCTGGATAGGGGAGTAGTCATCTGTGTTAGATATAATATGAGCACTTTGAATGTATTTTTGTACTTGATCATATTTAAGTTTTTGCTGATTGGCCTGATTACCAATACCAGAGATAATTTGATTTAGGGAATTATCTTTTAAGAAACTTTCAAGAGGATTTTTGATCGATGAAAGGAATCCTGTCTTCTCACTATCAGTAACATCCTCTGGAGAGGGCTGGCCATATCCAGGAGGAAGTGTTGTAGCCATCTTTCCGAAATCATAGTAACCAGTATCTTCAATTGATGTACCTGGAATTGCAGCAAGAAGAAGTTCTTTCGCTGTTAATTTTCCTTTATTAATCTTATCCCAAGCAGCACGCTCCTCGGTAGTCATAGGACGCCCTGGAGTTGTTTCTTGATCAGGCTTATTAAATCCCTCCTTAATACGACTGAACTCATCTATAAGAGGTTGAGATACTCCTTTTAGAATATTCTGAAGAATACTATCGTTATTGTCGGAAGGTTTAACAGTGCCACCAAAGGCATCAGCAAGACTAACTTTCTTAACCCCATGAGCCTGACTTGTAGCAGGATCAACAAGGCCTGGCATATTTATGTCAGCTCCATTAGCCAGATCAGTTTTCATCTGATTCATTGTATCAGGATCAGTTGAGAAGTCAGCAGATTTTTGCATCTGTCGAATGATACTATCTACTTGTTCTGGGGTACGCATCTTGTTCCCAACTGGAGTTGCTCCAGCAGGAGGAATCCCCATAGCGTCTTGTAAAGATACAACTGGCATTTATATCTCCTGCTGTCCCAATTTGGGACAACACTTAATCGGGAACATTAAAGTTAGTACCATCCCACTGACCACGACCCTTAACAGTGATATACCAACGGCCTTTTTTCAGGGAAGATGGATCAATCTTATTATCAGTTACTGGGAGTGGAAGGGCATCATCAGGAGTTTTTCCCATTCCATTGAACTTAACAGAGTCATCATCAAAAGGATTAAACCGGCCAGCCTTATGGATATCCCAGTCACCTGCATTATTACTCTCAGCTACTGCTCGATTGACAGCAGTCTGCCAAGTTAATCCTTTATTACCCTGTACAAGTGTCTGAGCTCTAGATGCAATATCCTGAGCACCGGCATCCAAAGCTTCTGTATCTGTTGGAGGCTTACCATCAAATATCTGATTTACAATCGCAGCTTGAACAGACTTAATCTGAGGACCTGTAGGAGCTGTAGCAGCTTTACCTGTCTTTTCATCCAGTGTATTCTTACGTTTAGTCTCCTCTAGTCTAGCTCTTTGAAGGCCAAGGCTGGTAGCCTTATATTGAGCATCTACCGCGTTACGCTGCTGAGTAAGTTCTTGATTACCTGATAACAGCGTTAACTGGGCCTTATCCTTAACAGACATAGCGGAGTCTGCAAGATGCTGAACAGCTGCTGGGTGGTAGGGAATCTTCTGAAATGTCTGCAATTGTTCAGGAGTAAATGCACCAGAATCAGCAAGTTGTTGCTGTGCCTGATTCCACTCTTCCTGATTAGTAGCAGAGCCAAGTGTACGTCCAAGCATATCAGACTGCTTAAGCAATGTTTCCGCAGCAGATTCCTGCTGTTTAATTTTACTTGTAGCTGCAGCTTGTTCATCCTTACCAATGGTGGCCCCATTCTTATAATACTCCATAGCCATCTTTGGGGCGCCAAGCTGCATTAATTTCTGTGCAGTTTGTAAGAAAGCACTATGCATACTATCAGTGGTATTTGCATTAGGATCAGCAGTTGGTACGCTCCCTTGCCCGAGAGAAATTTTACTCATCATTTGACGAGCTTGCTGATCCAACTGCTGATCTTGTTTATCCTGCTCATCAACTCTTTGAGCTTGTCCAATAGCAAGTGCATTCATCTGCACCTGCTGATCGTTTAGCTGACTCTGCTGAAAAGCTTGATCTCCAGCAATTCCGAAACCTACTTGATTTGCCATAATAACTCCTTAAGCTCCAGTTACCGGAGGTGGAGTAGATGCAGGAGGGGCATTCCAGGCCTTATATGCTTTCTGTCCCCAATATACAGCAGAGTTAATTAATTGAGAATTATTGTCAGCTCGCGTTTGTGCTGCTTGATTTGCAAGATCAGCGCTACCACCAGCAGCTGTTGCTGGATTCTGTCCGGCCCCACTTGTCAGCGCAAGGTTATTAAAGGCCTGCTGATATACATCTCCTCCAGCTTGAGCGGCAGCAGCAAGAGCATTACCACTCCCTGTATAACCCTGCGCAGCCATTGTTCTAGCAGCAGCATCTAATCGAGCTTTATATTCAGGAGTTGTAGTAATACTAGTAGGATTACTCATTAATGAATTAAGTTTTTCAGCGGCAGATGCTCGATACGGAGCATAAGGATCGGCGGCAGCTTGGTACTGACCAGCTGCTTTTGCCTGTGCTTTCTGCTGCTGCTTACTAGAAAGATACCCACCTACAACTGTTACTGCTGCCGCTCCTACTGCTACCCAAGCCATTAGATAACTCCCAGAAGCCTTTTCATACTAGCTTCATCTACCAACAAATTTCCATCAGTATCTCGAAGATCTTCTTCCGAGATAATGAGCTCTTCTTCCAAGGCTTTCGTATCTTGAGTGTCGGTAGGATGAACAGTTACCCAGCGAGTATCTTCTACAATGTAGAGGACTTTCTTTACTCCGGCTTTGCTAAGAAATACATCACCGGCTTGTACCTCTGATATACTATCGTCGGGATTAATAAGACGCACAACACCTTGAGTAATAATATTAAAGTGTTCAGTCCTATGCATCTTACCGATGACAAAAGTACCAGCAGGCATAAAGATTTCCCTCATATAAACATGAGGAGCAAAATGGTGCTGCACAGGCATGGGAACTGCTGGAGCATTATCTCTAATAATATCCTGCATAGCAAAGATTTTAGACAGACTATCTGCGTCACCAGAAGTTTTCTTTGGAGGAGGTGTAATAATAATCACACTATCAGGAGTTGGGCTGTCCATTTTTCTTTTCCTCTGGCTTCAACTGCGGAGCCATCATATATATAGCATTTAAGTATTGACTCTGCTCATCTTGCTTTGTCTCAATCTTTGACATTCTTGAGTACATACTAAGAGAGAGCGCAATAGTAATACCAAGAGTTATTGAAGCTACAAAGAACAAAATAAGAGCGAAGAATCCACCAGACTGTACAACAATAGTAGCACTACCAACTGTACTATTATTGCTATCTACTTTTTTAATACCGGTTAGCCAACGATTCCCAAGGATTTCCAATCTATCTAGCTGCTCCTTTAGTTCACTCTCTTGTGATACCATGAAGGCTCCCCTTAATCTCATGAACCATACCAAGAATCTTTTCAACTGTTATTTTTACAGCGTCTAGATTATTAGTACTCTTAGTGTAAAGAACTTCAAGCTCAGCTTTCCTTGCATACTCCTTTGCGACCTCTTCTCTAAATCGCATATGAGCTAACCACAATCGCCATACTGCACCTACAAGAGCTACAATAATAGCCTCAGATGCCCATAGTAAAAAATCTGCTAGCATATAGCGTACCTAATATATTAATAAAAGTAATTAATGATTTCCTGCATTATAATGATTTAATACTTGAGCTGATGTTAGAGTATATGTATATAGGGCAAGATTGGATAGATAACCAGCTATAGTAAAGGATGTATTTCTAGCTCCTATAATACCCACGCCGCCAGAAGAACTTCCGGGATATACATCTGTCGATGATGCGCGCAAGATACCATCTATATAAATAAAATTTCCTGAAGCTGATAAGGTAGCAACTAGATGGTGTGTTACATTGTTAGGAATATAGGATAGATTTGCAGTAGCATGGCCAGTACCCCCCCAAATAATGGTAGGACCTGGGGTACCATTTATTAGGTCAATTGAAAAATCATTAGGGAAGTTCATAGACATTAAGGCTTGACTGGTACTAGCTCCAGTAATCTTAAACCAACATTCAAAGGAGGCAGTATTACTAAGAGTAATAGTGGTATAAGATAGATGATTAGGATTGGTTCCTGGAAAGGAAAAACAAGAGCCTAGCGCACTGTATAGGGCAATCTCATTTGGTATTACCCCAGAGGGAAAAGTAGCATTTATTCCACTAACAATATCTATAGCAGGACTAGACGTATCATTTAACGGCCAGTAGCAATGAGGAGTATCTGATAATATAAGCGACCGATAAGAAATTCCACTTCCTAGCAATAGGCCTGCATGCCCTTGTATAGAAGTCATCAGGAAAATGCCTTAGCAAGTGTGGCATTCCAAGTAGTACCTTGATCAAATGTAGTGATTGCTAATACATCTTTTGTGGAAAGAACAGTACTTACAGTTCCAGCAGTTCCTCCTGCCCACTTAAAAGATGCTGGCCATGTAACTGTATGGGCAGTTGTAGCATCTTGTGTAAACTTAATCATAAGAGTACGGGCATATCCAGATGCTGGAAGATTACTGAAAGTAATTGAAGTTACATTAGCGCTAATAGAAAGAGTAAAATAATCTCCTAGATCGCAATTAATTGCTACTACACCGGAAGATATGGATAGTGCAACAACAGCATCAGGGATATTAGAAGAGATAAGAAATACATTACCACCTATAGGAGCAATACTATTAACAGTAGATACAGAACTAGCACCGGCAACTGGAATACCTCCAGCAGTAGTGCCGTCACCTATATATACTGCCCCTAAGTCAGTATCATAGCAAAACTCTCCTATAAGCATAGTGACAGCAGTACGTTGAGCAGTTGTTCCTCGTGCTACTTGAATAGAACCTAAAAGTGATATGCTCATACTGTTATAATTCCTGCATCATAGGAGTCAGTACTACGAAAGGGAAGTGATCCTCCATCAATAGTATCATCATAGGTAATATTAATACTTCCTCCATCAAGAGCAGTAATTCCAGCGCCTACTGCTCCTCCAGTACCATTACTGATAGCATAGATACGTCCATCAGCACCTACTGTTAAATCTGTTATTGTATAACTTCCTGGGGTAATTCCAGTATCTACTAAATCAATAACTGGATTACCAGATATACCATCACCATTAACTACACTAATTCTATCCGGCGTTCCCTCAATAACTCTGCCATTTACAGTTCCATCAGTACCTATAGATAGAAAACCGGAGCCAGAGAATCCAGCAAGATTAGCTATAAGATCATTGATTAGGTTAATTTTATCCCGAATCTGAATAAACCATCGAATCCAAGTTACGCTAACTTGTTTACTATCCTTTGGAAACTTCTCAAGAATATCAGCCTTGTTAGGAACAGGTGGAATTGGCCGTGTGTTATCAGGCATTATAGTGTACCGATATCATACTGAAGTTCAATAGCCTTCAGGCGCAGACGACAATCTTGTGCATGCTGAAACTTGTAAGCTCTCTTACGAAAAGTTCCGTTATTATTAAGCTGTGGATTAGCCTGTCCTAAATTAACCTGACGAGGCTTACTCCAAGTCTGATAATCATCATCTGACTTACTAACAAGAAGAATACTTCCAGTTTGTTGATCCCCGACAAAGTTCATAATCATATTACTCTTATTCCGATGAGTATTAGCATCGAAAATAGGAGTAACAATCTCAACTAGAATTACATCATTTAGATCTTTTGTATAGTCAGAACTGGCATAATAAAGTCTACCATTAGTTTCGTGCTGTAGAATATGTCTCCCCTGTGCATCGTAAGTAGACGCAACAATTGGGAAGTAATTACCATTGGCATCTGTCCACTGATGCCAACGATCTTCTACAATGTCATATGCTAGAGTTAGATTAGAATTCTTAAAAGTCACTACATAAAAATTATGACCATCTAACTTAAGCTGCCAGCTCATCATAACAGATGTATCAGCATCAGCCAGAAGCTTATCAATATACTTAGTAGATATAATACGAAAGGCAAGCTGTGCCATCATACCTACCTGCACTGATGCCGTCTTATTAGTTGTTACCCAGAAAAGGGTATCATCAATACTCTGCACACTATCAGCATTAGTACAACCATAACTGAGCTTAGAACCTTCAACAGGTCCAAGAGGCGATCCAACAGCATTACCTGCATCAAAGAATACTTCGGTTGACCACTGCTTAAGGGCAATAGCATATACAAGTTGTTTAGCCATGCATACACCTCCATCTGGCTCAATCTGAGCACGGATGAAGTTAAGTGCGTCCCAATCACCAGTAACACTTACTGAGTTAATAGCACTTCCCCAAATTACAGAGAAGAGGTCCATCACATACTCAGGTCCGTTAAGATATGCCCAGCCTTTAACAGTTGTTTCCGGGTATGAGATATTAATAGAATGAAGGTTTGCAGTAACTCCACCTACATCCCAATAAGCATACCCCTGCTTACCATTGTTAAATACAAGCTTAGGAATAGCTCCCAGAATAGATGACCACTGATAAGTACCTCCAGTTACATTAAGCCCAGTACCTACAGATACACCGTCCCTATATAAGGTACCATTAAAGATAGTATATGTATGTCCTTGCCAGAAGTAGGCACCTTGGCCAATCTGTCCATCTGCAATTACACCAGCAGATGCCATCCCAGGCCTCTTAATAATATACAACTCTCCAGTAGCTGGATCAGTCTCTGTATAGCAGTTGACAAGCTTAGCATCCTTGTTAGTACTACTATCACGATTGGAAGTAGATACTACAAGAGGTAGCCTGGGAGGGAGAGCAACAGAAGGCCACTGAGTCATTGGAACTTACCATAGCCATAGATCATACGCTGATCAATTGAGAAGCGAGTAACTGTATCCTCCACATCCCAATCTTCCAGAGCTTCCCTAAAAGCAGTAGCGCGCTGAGCACAGCGAGTCATGATAGCTTCTGGCTGTCCTGTAGCTAGATCATCAGCAAGTCCCCAACGAAGTGCAATACGCCACTCAGACGGAAACATCATATCAGCTTCCAAGTTAATAGGATTGTCTACTTGTACTTGAAGAAGCACGTGAGCAGTATTGGTAGCCTCTTCTGTATCTGGAGTATTCCAGAAATATACTTCCAAAAGATCAGACTGCTTATTGGTGAAGTAAGAGCTAATAGTCCCATTATTCCCAGATACTTGAGACAAACGCATCCACTCATCCCAGGACAATGATACAAGTGGACGCTTTACAAGTCCAGAAGTTATAAGAACATAAGCCTGAAGGATACGTGATGGCTTAGCCATCACAATATCCCCAGTTAATCCCATTGTATATTTCTGCTGTCCAGCTACCAAAGTGATAGCTT